AGGGATATAATTATAAGTTTTATCTTCGAATTGAAATTTAATTGAAATTTTTAATGGATTTTTACTTAGAGCTAAATCATTACAGCTAAATTTAATATTATTTTGTTCGAAGTATTTTAGTGTAAAATATTCATAAAGTGATCTAAAATAATGTTCATTATAATAACCACTAATTCCTCGTCCAGATCCAATTGGTACAGGCTTACCAAACTGTCCATTTAATTCACCAGGTCTTGCATTTTTTAAACACCGTTCATTATATTTTACTGGACCTTCAACTTCACCATATTTTTCGATATGGTATTCTAACGTTACACTATCGCTCATTTTATTTCGTAACTTTTTACCTTCTTCTGTATATCCTCTAGCTAACCAATATTCAATACAACGCCAAGAACCTTTATTTGCATTCATTTTAGAATCTTCTTCCGAATAACCTAAATCTAACCAATAGTCAAATTTTCGTTTTTTATTAGATTTTAATGAATTTGGTTGTTGTAACTTAAAGATTTCTTGTTTTGCATATTCTTCCGTGAAACCTCTAGAAGTATAAAATTCTATACAGAAGAATGAACTTTTACGTTGTTGTTTATCAATTTCTTCTTGAGCTTGTTCTTCTGTATAACCTCTAACTAACCAATAATCTTTACATCTCCACGATCCTATATGCTTAAACATATTCGTAAGTTCTTTACGAATTTTAGTTTCAAAGAAAACGGAAGAATATGAGTTATCATCGATTGGTGGTAAAATAGAAATAAACTTTATTATATTTAGTTATTTTCATGATATATTTCCGTATTAGTAATAATCGTATTTATACTAATTAGAAACACAGTTGCTACTCCACCAGATAAAACTTCGTATAAATTTATTCCTATATTTTAAATTGTAAGAATAAATCTTCTATTTTACTATTTAAAGTAAAAAAGTAACATTTACCACCAGCTTGTTCGAATGGTGTAATTGATTTAATTCTGTCATCGATAAGGAGGGTATTTTCATTGGCGTAGATAGCTTTATCTTTTGCTTTCTTTACTGCATTAAATTTGATATTAAAAGGAACGTTTTGTTGGATCCAAATAAACTTTTGTCTTGTATTTTCTTCTAGATCATTGTCACCAACTGCAGTAAGGATTTCTACGTCAAATCCTAAATTATAGCAATCTAATAGTAATTTAAAACCAGGTTGGATAACTGGTAGTGTTTCAAAGAATTTATTTTTTGCGAAAGTTTCTTTGTTTTTGTCCAGTTCTGGTTTATTATTGATGTCTGCGTTTGGATATAATAAATTATAACCAGCTTCATAATCAGATAAAACTCCATCCATATCAAAATAAATTTTCATGTTAACCTCCTAAGTGATAAAATGATATTATACTGTATATGGATGTAGTTGTACAGGTTTATTTTATAAAATGTTTATTATAACTTAAATTTTGTATTTATTTCAAAATGGTGCATGAATGTAGCTAACCTTTAGGTTCTGTAGAAATACAAGTTATAGTTAAAATGTGGTTCATTTCTTTCCTTTATTAAATTCTATAATTGTATTATTCAAGAATGTCCGTTGGGTTGCTGAATTAAATAAAAAGAATCTTCCTTGATACTCATCGATAGCGTTTAAAACAAATTCATTTAATCCTTCTTCTGCCTTTGTTTTAATAGATGACATACATACAATTTTAAAATTATTATCTTCGCCACTTACAAGTTCTACAAATCCTTGTACAACACGAATAGATAGTTCATCGTTCATTTTTATTTCTCCTAACAAAACGTCCTAGTTACTATTATGCAACTAGGACGCACTTATATTAAATAAATGTAAATTTCTTTTTATTCTCGAAAACAAAGCCATATTTACTGTTTTCGAAAATGATTGGAATATTAATCCCAATTATACTTTTAAAGAAATCGATAGTATCATTTCTAAAATTTTCGATGATTAACATATCTGTATCGATATAATAAACCTTACTATTATGAACGGTTTCCACTAAATATTTAAAATCTAATAAATAACGTCTTGCTCTTTCGGTAACTAATGAACGTTCATTGGAAGTTAGGTAACTACCATATAATGAACTTGCACATACTTTCAAATATATCCAAAGTTCCTTTGAATAATCTAGATCATTTTTATAATTCAAATATAAGTGTAATAGCTCGGTTACATTTTGTGAGTCTAAATCAATATGCGAATAAATGATGTTAGGATATAATGAGTTAAATGAAACTCTACTGAAATTTCCTTTGTACATCCCTGGATCGCAATTGACTTGAATTAATGCAGGTGTAAATTTAGGTTCATTTTCTGAGTCGTATTTTGATAAAGTCACGCCACAAACTTCTTTCATACAATCATTAAAGAATTGTTTATGATTAAGGTTTTCTATTTTATCTTGACGTAATACAAAATCTGTAAATTTAGCTTTGATAGTTTTCATTTTTATTTCTCCTATTCGACTTCAATAAATTGTACTAATTCAGGGTTCCATAACACTTGAACAGAATCCACTTTTCTATAATAATCACCGTCGAACCATACATCGACGATAGATGAAACCCAATTATCGAACCATTGAATTTCTTCTGTTGTAGAATTATTGTCAAATTCAGATAAATATTCATCTAATAATTTAGCGAATGTTGGAAATTCACTTGGCTCGAATTGATTTTTAATTGATTCGATTTTATCGAGATCTACTTCTGTATTACCAAACGTAGATGAATTTCTATTGAAGAATGAAGTGATCCATTTATAGAAATTAACTTCTTCTTTCGTTAAACCAAAGTAATCATCTGTTCTATAATTATCGCCATCATTCTCATAAGTAGTGATAGAAACGATATAACCCGCTGGTATTGTACTAATCATGACTAATTTCCTATACTGTAATTGTTTTAATGAAACTGGTCACTAATGATTCATTATTTTGACGAATAGTTAATACATTATGTTCAGCGTCAATGGAATAACTAATTTTCATCGTTATCTCCTTTCATATTATAACTCACTAAAACGAATGTTGTAATAATTAAAATAACTATCATTCCAAATAAAGTAATCATTGAAAATAATCCGTGTTAAGTTTTAGGAACTGTAACCCTATAGCTTGTAGTGATTTATCTTTTCTGAGGACTGTTACTCTAGTTTCTGAATTTACAACAAATGGTTCTGATGCGATAATTACATCTATTTCGTCACATCCAATTGTTAATGTAGCTGAACATCCAGTTAGTTGGTTAAAGTATGATTTTGATGGTACCATCATGTTAAATCGTCTCCTACGATACGTTCAAAACAAATAGCTAATAACTCAAATGCTAATGGTAACAAAAAGATGACTAATACATAACCTAGTACATTCATAATAATTCCTTAAATAATGGACGTTCATCAGGATTACTAATATTCTTATAGACTGAAATTTGATTTATATCAAGTTTATCATCACCAAAATGTGCAAACTTGACTTGTGAATGGAATTCATTAAAGTATTCAACTTCCTCGAACTTATCTGTTTTATTGCAATAGTGTTTAATAAGATAAGTTCTAGCTGGGACTAATTTATTTCCAGGTGTCATCGCTAGATAACCAAGTTTTCTAAGACAATCGATATGTGTCATATTAAATCCTATTTTAGGTGAGATAATGTATCTGCTACATCTACGTCTAATCTAAATTCTAATGGATCTTTAGCATTTAGTTTTGGGAATCTTGGAAGAAATAAACTCGCTTTATCTTTACCTTTAGACGTAATCACTTCGTTATATTTTACAACGACTATTTTTCCAATGTCTGCTTCGGTGATATTAACCCTATCTAAATCATTTAATCCAGAACCAACAGATACTTGTAATTTACCATCTTCGGTTTCGCATAATAAAGAACCTACTTGACCAGAACGTTTATTGTGTTCTTGTATTCCAATAATACGAAGTGTCGCTTCCTCTTCCGCTTTTAATTTTACTTGTTGTTTAGAACGTTTTGGTTCCCAGATAGAAGAAGGATCTTTAATGATAACCCCTTCGAAACCTTTCGAAATATAATCATCGCAAATAATCTGCGCTTCCTCGAAAGAATTAACTGTAGTAGATTCCACGATTCGAATGCGTTTATCGAATGACAATGAATTTAATAAAGCGAAACGGTCCGAATATGATGTTGGATCTTTTTCGTCTACCCATTTATCATATTGGATAACGTCCCAAAGTGTAATGACTACTCTATCGCAATCTTCTTTATCTGCGGTGTTTTTAATTAAACGATTAAAAATACCATTACCGACTTTTCTGGATTCATCTAGTCCGTTATTATCGATAAGTAACTCGCCATCGAATACTAGATTTTTACCGTTAGCTGCAGCTAAGAATTCTTGCTCTAATTGACCTTGAATGTCGAAGGTTTTGCCGTTTCTAGTGAAGAACGTTACAATACCATTATTAACAACTACGTTAACCCTTCCACCATCCATTTTTAGCTGGACGATTGCAGGAAACTTCATTTGTTCGATAAGTTTATCTGTAACAGGTGAACATAACATCGTTTCGAATTCAGGAATCAATCCTTTCCAAACTTTATTGACTGTAGAAGTTTGAACTCCACAATCCAAGTCTTTTTTAATAATCAACTCGATAACTTTAGCGTCATCTTCGTGTACATTAGATAAAATATCGGATAGGTACGCGATAGCGGCATTACCAGTAACTTTTCTATCTGCTAAATCGTTAAGTTTTTCTAATGCTTCGATAAGTTCTAATGAACCATCGAAGTTAGGTGTATACTGTGGAATTTTACGTTGGTAGTATTGAATATGTGAACCAAGTGCTCTAATAAGAACAGATTTCAATAATTGGTTATCTACGTTATCTTTAAGGACTTGTTCTTTGAAAAGTCTAGAATTATCGGACTTTAATTGTTCGATGATAGATAGAATATTTGAATACACTTTGAAAACTCCTAGTTTGTTAATTTAAAACCATTATAATACATTAAAGCGAAGTTGTACAGTATTACCAAACTTCCTTTATTTACAAGTAACCGAATAACCCAATATAATATCTTGCGAATCTTGTTGTAGTCCATCTTCTGCTATTTGTTGAATCGATTGACAAGTTTCCAACGAGTTGAACTTTTGTGTATTTGATTGTGTAATCATTTCGCCGTTGATGAGTAAAGTAACTGAAATTATTAATTCGAACATTTGGACCTCCTAAAATTTAATATACGGACATTATACTTTGTAAATGCCTAGTTGTACAGCTTTATTTTAAATGCGCATCGCCATTTGTACTAATTTGACATTGTCATCTTCAAGAATGATACATGAATTATCTTCGGAAATTTTAAACCTTGGATTGTTTAAGTTTTTATTATCGAATAAACTAATTAGATAATCGTAATTTAGTCCAATGCAATCTAATTTATGGTCAGTTATAATTATTGGTAATTCGCATAACTCTACATCTTTTTCGTTTGTGACTTTGATTCCATCGGGTTTAATATAAAACTTGACTCCTTTTAATTTATCAGTAACGAAATGTTTAATACCTTTTAGGATTTTAGAACATTCTTTAATATCTTTGATAGTAGTATAACTAAATTGTTGTTGTATAACTTTCTCGAAATTAGGATACTTTGAATTGATTAGTCTTGATACAATGGTCACGTTATCGAACTCTAATTTAATTAGGAGGTATTCGTCATCTGTTTTGATAAGACTAACTTCGATATTTGTTTCTGGTTTAATAGATGATAATAATTTAGTCACTGTTCTACCAATGATAACAGACTGTTCGAAATTAGGTTTAACCGATGTTTGTTGAATTAATAATTTATGACCATCTGACGCGACTACAGATAAGCCATCGACTGTTACTTGTATATTGATACCATTTAGATAATAACGAACATCATTTTTACCCATAAATTTATCTGTTCCTTCTAATAGGAACGACAATTGTTCTGGAGTTAATGTTAACCAATGTTCTACTTTATCCAATACAGAAGGCATTACATTTTGTATACAAGGATATTCTACATCATCTGTATCTTGTGTCAACGTAATTTGTCCGACTGACCATTTATCGTTATTTTGAATTAAACCATCGAATGATTTATCGAACAAGGAAGTGAATTGTTTGGTTTCTACTAAATTAATCTTACCTAGGAATTTATTATCTCTAATCGTAATATAAGTGTCCAAGTCTGTAACATTGATTGAACCTTCACCTACTTGAATGAAGTTGAGTGCTTTCATTATATGACGGTTACTCGTAAGAGTTTTGATCATTTTGATTGAGTTTTTGTGTAGAGTTTTATTCATGATTATTGTCCTAAAATGTCTTCGAAAGTTTGTGTTTGTAATGCATTTTTAATCGCTGGGATGTTGAAATCGAAGTAAATCGAAATTTCTTTTAATTGTTTCTTTGTTAGTTTAGTCCAACGTTGAAATCCTATAGAATAAGAATTTTCAGTTTTAGGAAATAACTCGGCTAATCCAGTTGTTACTAATTCTATACTATCTTTATCTAAAATAATGTTTGTTTTCATTTTTACCTCCCTATCAAGTTAAAATGAATTATACTTTGAAAATATCATGATGTACAGCTTTATTTTTAAACAAAAGAAACATCCAAAAAGAACTTAATCTTAATGGAGGTTTCCTTAAATTATAGTTAGCCTTAGATTGCCACCGAAATTGCTAGGTTTATAATTACAGTTCCTTTCTTTCATTAAATCATTGAATTTTTCTACATTGAAACTTTTCATTTCGCTGATAGGAATATTGGTATCGAATAAAATGTACCCAGTTTCTTGTTCGTATTGTATCGTGTATGTCACTTTCTTAGGATAACATAATTGAACTCTTTCTAGTATGTTCATTTTTGCATAAATATTACACGTTTTGAGAATCTATAAACTTAGAAATGTAATCTATGTGTTCTACTTCGTTTACCATCTTTTTAACGATTCCAGTGATATAAGCATAATCTTCTTTATGACCTGCTTTACCAGCTAATACCTTAGCTTTCTCCCAGTAGGATTCTACTTTATCCACTGGTAAATTATGTTCTTTAGCTAATTTTTCTATGTATGGTGTTGGCATTAATTATCCTAATTTATTATTTGAAATGACTATTCGTTTAAAATTTTCTGATTTGATATTATCTCCAGAAAATATATTATCATCTGGAATGGTATAAAGTTGCTCTAATGAATTATGTAATAAATCATACAAATAAACATTCAATTTATTTTCGAATGCATCTTCTATACAATATTTCCAATAATAATCACCTAGCCAAGTCCTATCACAATCCAACATCAAAGAATTATATTCTTTTAATATATAGTCAAAAATAATTTTAGAACTGAAATTGTAACCAATGTATCTTCTAGTTTCTAAAAATACTCCAATTTGATAAACAAACGTTCCAATGATATCATTTTGTTCTACTTTATATGAAATTTTAGCTGTTATTCTATTTATTTCATTATCTACACAGTAATACGAATTATCTAATTGCAGTATATGAATATCGACTAATTCTTCATTTATATTAGAATGAAATTTATATGGGGAGTTTTTAATTTCATTGAATATAGTTATGTTATCGAATAATAACGATTTGTCTGCAATGAATGGAGCTTCACAATCGATAATACCTATCATAGTAGAACGTAAATCTATCGTCATGTTAGTTTCCTAGAAGTGATAACTAATTTATTTTCACGGGTACTTTCATTTTTACTATAAACAAAATCTTTATCTCCTAGAACTTCATCTACATCATTATATGAATATAAAGATTTTGTATTAGAGTTAAATTTATAAACATTCAATTTTTTAATAAAAGCAGTTTTTATTTGTGCGCACCAAAACCTTTCACCTTTATCAGATTGTTGTTTATCTGTCATGATACAATTCGTTTTATTGAATAGGAAATTCCAAAACATTTCGGTTGGTAAATTTTTAGTATATTCCACATTTTGATTTGACCAAACTATAGCTTGTGAAATAACTTTTCCTTTTAATTCTTCGATTGTTTGTTCGTCAAAACCTAATACATAAGTTATTTGTAATAAATTATCATCCGTACAATATACATCGTTATTGACTTGAATTAAATCAACACCAGGTTTTATATTTTTAATAATTGAATGTTGCAAATTTTTAGCTATTTCATATAAATGACGATTAGCTTTAAAATCGGTATAAATGAAAGTGTCCATCCTTCCAATTCGTTGTGGCACCTCCATTATTAACTGATTTCTAAATTCTTTAAATGTCAACATTATTTTCTGCTCAATTTCGACAAATTCATTTTAGGTGTAGCCGACAATTTACTCATATCTAATGAAGATTTTACTTGTTGAGCTGCTGGTGGTAATACTGGTTGTTTAGCAGATTCAGATAGTTTATCCATATTCATCGAGGATTTAACTGGAACAAATGGTTGTACCTGCGCAGGATTACTTGTAGTATGTTGCACTTCTACTGGTCTATCTACATAAACCGTTTTTTCTTTAATGATGGTTGTATGCGTAGGTGTATCCTTATTATCATTTAATGCTCCAGATATTGCATGTGCAGCTAATGCACCGACTGCCATATTGGTAATAGTGTCACCAGTATTACTTTGTTGAGCTGGTTGTTGATTAATAATGATAGGTGCAACTGGTTGAGTAGGTACACCTTGTGGTTGAATGATAACTGGTTGAACTTGTTCGATATGCTTATTTTTATCATCAGAACATGCGGTTACAACTAACGGTAATAACAATAATAATTTTTTCATAATATAATTCCTATAAGTACAGTTTATAAAATTTTAAAACTAATTTAGTAAAAGGAGTTCTTTCGTGGAACTCCTTCCTCATAATTTAAAACTTATACAAATGGTTTTAAATTTGGTTTAAAGTAACTTGCAGGTTTTTGAATTTTACCATTATTGTCTTTAATACATTTACCAGTAGTCGGATCAACTTTACTCATATTACTAGCTTGAACCTCATCCCAAGATTCATTAAAGTTAAAGCCAGCTGCACGAGCATATCCAACTGAAACTACAATCATGTCCAAAATTCCATCCAATTGTCCTACCCTATCACCCGCTTTCACTGCTTCAATGAATTCATTATATTCTTCAGTGATTAAATTGACATACAAATCTTGTAGAGTTTGTCCAGGAATTTGATCACCAGCAATCTGAAATCGTTCAACATCTCCAAAAATATCTGGATGAGTTTTGACAGAATAACCTGCGAGTTGATTATATGTTGGATGAGTATATTCGTTATTGAATGCATTGACATCTTGAATCGAATCGATGGTAAATGTTGGTGTATCTGTTAAATCATAAACGATTGTATTCACTGGTACTGTCATGTTGTCTCCAATAATATTAATTTCAGATAATTTTTCTACTTTACCACAATTTGTTTTATTTTTACATTTACATTTATTTTTGCAATTCATTTGATACCTTTTAAAATGACTAACGATTGAAATAGGGTTGAACCTAGTATCCTTGCTATATCTACAATTTATTTTTGATATACATATAAACGTTATTAGCAGGAATATATTTATTTTTTGTATTATCAAAATAAACTACCTTACCATCTAAGCGAAATGGACCAGTGTAACCATCTACTTTAGCGTATCCATCCGACATCGCATATTCTTTTAATTTCAATGGGTCGAATCTCATTTTCAAATTCCTATACATTTTAATTTAAAAATATATAATCCTAATTCGTTAGGATAACCTCTTGCGTTACTTAAAACTTTACAATCATTTATTTCTACGTCTAATCCTTGGTGCATATGTCCATAAAATGCATAATCGAATTTACTCAATAATTTTTCACAATTAGAAGCGAATAATCCATTCATTATACGTTCATTCTCATAAATTGGGTGCTCTACCTTAAAAGTAGGAGAATGATGTGTCACTAGGATTGTTTTATTATAAGAAGATAAATCCAATGAATCTACCCAATGATTAAAACTTTTGAATTTCTTTAAAATCGTAGAAGGTTTGACAGTGAAATGTCCATCTACTATTTGTCTAAAATCAGAAATCATCTTGGGTGCGTTCATTAGAGTAATAGGATCTTCGTTATTAAAATCTGTCCACATTGTTCCACAAACAAAGGCTGTATCGTCTACTTCAATCAATTCGCCTTCCGACACAATGTGTAAATTATTATATCGTTTAAACACTAACTTTAAATCTTTAACACCAGTATTAATATCATTTTGTAAATAATGTTCATGATTACCAGTGACGTAAATGATTTTTCTAAAGTTATTGGTGATAAAATTAAAGAAATCTATAGAATGACTTTCTTCTGAATAATCATTATACGCTTTATTGTCACGAAGTAAAGTTTCTATATTTGCGATGTCACCACACAATAATAAAATAGAATCTTTAGAATTGGGTACATTAAATGTATCTAAATCTATATTATGAAATTCCAAATGTAAATCACTGCAATAATAAATGTTTAATGGAATTTCTTCCTTTTCATCCATAATTAATTCCTCAAATGAAATATATAAATTTTTATTGATGATTATAAAGTGAATCTACACTGGATTGTAATGTTTCGGTTCGAATAGTACTAAGGTTTGGTTTGGTTCGTAACAATGAAATTACTTCGTCGATTGTATCACTACAGTAACCAGGCAACAAAGATTTAATTTTATTTTTGTCGAAATCGAATGTCTGTAACACTACATTTTCACCAGCCCAATCATGATGCCGAATATAGAAATTAGAATTATCAGGAATTTCTACTAACTCCACTGTGTCTACCGAGAATAGTGGACCAATTTCTTCATAAACTTGTATCCATAAAGGGTCTGTTCTAAATGAATCATCATAGGATATTTCTACATATTCACCACCTTCGTATTCAATAATATAATCGGAACGATCACAACCCGATAATTCTATAAAGCGTTCTGCTGCAACCACAGTCAATTTAATATAACTATTTTCTGGTGAAATTAAAACTTTCATTAGGATTCCTTAGTTACAAATTTCACATTGAATCTTTCAAGAATTTCCTTGAATTCGTCTGGTAAACGTTTTAACGTTTCATCAATCATAAACTGTGGAATTTCTTTATAATACGCTTCCGCCACAGAGCAAGCTATAGCTGCAATCGTATCAGAATCGCCAGATAAACTTATCGCATTTCTGACACAATCTTCGAATGTGGTAGATTCCAAGAAAGCGATGATAGCTTCTGGTACTGTTCCTTGACAAGTTTCATCGAATTTAAAGTTAGGACGAATTGCATCGATTGTTCTATCTAAGTCATAACCAAATCTAGTTTCGATTTCTAGTTTAATTTCTGGTTTAGAATAACCAAGTCTGGCAAGTAAGATAGCTAATGCGGTTGCTTGTGCACCTTTAATACCTTCTGGATGGTTATGTGTTACTTCTGCAGTTTGTTTGGCTAAATCCAAAACCGTATCAATATCATCTGATACATAAGCGACTGGACTAACTCGCATAGCCGAACCATTACCGTAACTATTATATGCGGACATATCATCGGATAATAACCATTGTTTAAACATTCCACCGAATCCACCCCTAGGATATCTTCTACCGAAGTATTTTAGGTTTTGTTCGAATGGTTCATCATCTAGTAATGATTTCATGATGGCAATAGTTAAAATTGTATCATCTGTAAAACAAGAACCTGGAGTGAATAACTCGAAGTCTTTGGTTTTAACATTGTCGAATTCATAAATCGATCCGATTGTATCTCCAATAATTGCTCCAATGCATTTCATTTTATCACCTTATTTAATATCACTTAAAACTAATCTAATATTTTTCTTTTCTTCTGTTCTTGACCAAACTCTTTTATCGAATTCATGATCAAGGTGACCGTGTTCTATTACGGCATTATGTTCTAAACGTTTATTAATATGAATATCGATACTTAATTTAGCCCATAATTTTTGCACCAAAATACTGTTCGGAATCACCAAGAATAGTCATTTTTAATGTTTTAACGAAGAATCTATACATGGATTTTGCTATTCCCCTTCCTTGTACACTATTAGCAACTACAACATAATCGACATTAAATACATTCTTATATTCTAATACATTACTAATTTTAGAAAATTCGATTTCCGCAACAATAGCAAATAAAACTTCATCGTTTTTATTTGTATAATAACCAACATTAAATTTATGAACTGGTCCAATCAATTGCATAATATTAAGTTTTTTACCATGTGCAGTTTCAATTGAACCAACATTTTGATATTTAGATTGTGTAACCTGAACTGTACAGTAATCAACAGGAATAAATTCTTCCATATCACCTTGAACTGCTATCGCCATTTCTTAGTTGTTTAAATGTCTTCATTTTCTTATCCTTAAAATTAAGATTCCATTCTAACACATTAATTGCAGTTAGTAAAGGTTTTCACTGAATAACTTTTTTGTTATCACCACCAACCCGTCGAATTATTTGCCCTACTTCATCTGCTATCTTCCAAGCAGAATATCTATCGTGGAAAATTCCATTTTTATCGATGAAACCTTGAATACAGCCTAATTGTGTAAAATCATACTGTGGTAATTGTTCGATCTGTTTAACCATCATAGAACAATAATGTCTTACTCCTAAGATGGTAATACCAATTGACGGGTAGTAATTAGCAGCGCAAATAATTCGATTGATCATTATGCTAACGTCCCACCAGCTTTAGTGTAAGCAGCTAATAACACATCTACGGATTCCGCTCGTTGACCATAATCTGATTTGCCTGTTGAAATGTCTGGCAACGAAGCCCATCTAGATTTACATTTTTGGATAGCTGTTTTAATATCTCCATTTTCAATGTCAACCGTGGCTTTACATTCTTTGATTAGTTGGATAGCAATCTTATCTTGTGAATCAGGACTAAAATCTTGTAAGTTTAATTGTTTCTTGTAAACATCGTAATATCTTGCCAAGATTTGAAATTTTCCAGCTGCTGTTGATTTGATACCTAACTTAGGTAAGTCAACGACGATTCTAGGGTGATCAACATATCCGTTATTAAATAACGAACCTCCACAAATGCAATTATAACCTCTATCACCTAGATTATAAGTGCCTTCCGAATGAGAAATCATATCTAGAAAGGCTTTCATATTTTTACTTGTCATTTTTCTGTTCTTCTTGTGATTTGTCTTTTTTACCAAAAATCAAATCCCAGTTATCCGAGAATTTCTTTTGATCGCTAATTGGTCTTGGTTTAGAACCTTTACCACCATGTGTTGCACTATTACTCATATTAACTCCATATTCATTTTACATTTAGTTTGTGTGTTTAAATCCGAACCCCATTCTTCAATTTCTACATCGGTTTCGCATGCAAATAATAATGGTTCATCATTCGCATATTTTAAGTATGTTACCATATTATCAACTTTGAATATTTGTCTATTTTGAATAAAATGAACATAATCATCTTCAAATATAAAATAAAGTGGACCATCTTCATCTTCTAGTGATAATAGATTAGGATTATCTGGATCGGTTGATTTAACGATAATCCCTTCACCAAGTGATTCTATAATTTTACGTTTGTTATTTTCTAATATTAAATCAATATTATCGTTTGTAGATCCTACCTTAATAACTTCGATTCCACGTCGTTTTAGAAAATCGATTCCATCGGTCAAACGATATTCTGTTTTGTAATAAATTTTAGAGATACCAGCTCCAGCTAAAATTTTACTACATTGCATACAAGGACTGTGTGTAATAAATACAGTCGCGCCTTCGGACGATATCGTACTACGGCAGAGTTTAGATAGAAGGTTGGATTCCGCGTGTGTTACATAATCAAATGTCATTCCATTTTCATCTTCACAAACATTATCTTCCCAACCCGCAGGTGTTCCGTTACAACCTTCACCAATGATTTGATTATTGACTACTGCAATTGCACCAACTTGTAATTTCTTTGCATGTGATTGTTTTGCTGTTAGTTCAGCGACTTGCATATAATAATCAATTTTAGTTTGTTTCATTTTGAACCCCAATAGTAACCAAATTCACGTTCTAATGTTTCATTGACTTGGTAAATTCTAATCATCGAAATAATATCTACAGTAACCAATCCGAAAAATGCAAATACATTGACTTGTTCGGTTGCCGCAAAGAATAACCCAGCAGTAAATAACAAAGATAAAATCGTATAATTCCGAAGTTTTCTTTTTAATTGTTCTTTTAACATTTAAGTGTCCTAATTTCTTAATATGTAATGATTATAGTTGGTCATTAACTAAATGTAAAGGTTTATTTTCAATATCTTCCTAGTTTTAACATTAACCTGACTTTCCTTGCATCTTTCGATTTATCAAAATAAATAGCTGGTAAATTTTTGATGTGAAAGAAAGTTTTACGTTTATGATAAACCATTGAACACATTTTATCGAAGAACCTAGAACCAAATGTATGTTTATAATTTCTACAAACAAAATTAGATTCTGCTTTTTGTAATTTGACTCTATTAATTAACACTTTCAGGATTAAATTATAACTTTGCATAGGAATACTTACATAAATTTTCATGTTCATCGCATTGGAACTTGGTCAAGTGTATTTCGATATTAATTTGCATACGGTCCGTTCGTTTGAGTTTAAATTTATCATAATTGTTGTTGACATAATCTGTTGAATTGAACATAATAACTAGGTGTAAATGTAAGTTACTTGTCCATTTAGAATAAGGTACATTGTAATTGTAATGTCCTCGTCCTCTATTCACCGATTGTAATTTTCTCAATGTTTTAAATCGGAACATATTTCTTACCTGTAATTTTAACGTTTGTTTCATAACCAATATCATCGTCATAAATAAACGACAATTTGACATCTGTCAATAAAGCGTTATCGGATTTCCTACGGATTAAATTGAAATCACATTCACCTTCATATTTTGAAACTAGATCCCATTCGGGTGAGCTATAATCATTATCGATGTCATATCCAGATTTAGAAAAAGCGTCATCTACTAAATCTTGAAGGAATAAACCATCACCACAACTAATTTCTAATCCAAGCGATTCTATAGATTCTGGACAACCAAACCATGTTAAACAATCATCTAATGTATCGTGGTTTAATGATAATGTTAGTTTTGGATTAAGATAAAAAGTATTATTGATTTTAGACATATAAACCTTTTAATATAACGGTTAAGTTCATAATGATATCATAAAACAATTTCTACAGATGTCTTACCTTTATCTATGAAAACGTCCTTATCGTTGAATGTTAAAACTAATCGTTGATTCGCTCCAGAATCAAAACAAGAACATTTAAGTTCGGTTTCATCTTTAAAATCTTCTAGTAATTTTAATAATTCTTTTTTAGTCATTGGTTATTCCTAATGTGTGTAGTTCGTTAATTTTACGTTTAATAAAATTTGCCTTCACTTGTTTATGCTCTTTAGAAATTTCTTGTAATGTTTCGATTAAATTTTCTATTTCCGTTATAGGTAAACAAATTTGAAAATCTAAATCGTAATCACCAACATTTCTACTGATATCTAAGTAATCGGTTCCATAATAAGAAAACTCGATATCGGTTACACTTTTGAAACTTATCATATTAACTCCCCCAAATACATTCTAGTATAATATCCAATGCGATAGCAGTTTGTGTTTTATTTAAACCCCGAACATTTTTAACATATTGGATAATGTCGATAGTAGATTTCTTATATGACTCGGTTGGATTATCCATTACGTTACTTAATCTATCTAGTAATTTTAATGTTAATCCGTAAGATGACATATTAACCATTTTAATTGCAAGATATGTTGTTTTACCTAATACTTTAACTTGTTCAACGTCGGTTGTTAATTCATCGACTATGTTAGCGGTTAAATCACCAAAAGTAGATCTAATTTCATCGATGGTAACTCCACAATCTTCAACAACATCGTGTAATAAGCAAGAAA